ATAAACTACTAGAGACCATGGCTAATGCTGAGGAGAAGTTGGCAACAATAGAGCTGCATTATGGCAAAAATGGGACGGACAAAGCTGTATTATAAGTGTCGATAGGGTGTCGACAGGTGTCGACAGGTGTCGCAAATCGACACTTACATTGGAATAATTCTAATTTATATGCGTCAAGAATGTACAAAAGACATAATTTTGCCACAATGTGTCGACACTTTCGACACCCCAGCGACACCCCAGCGACACCCTTTGCGACACCTAATTATTGTTATGTGCCAACGGTTATAGGTCATTTTGGGTATGTTTCGACACTTTAAAAAAATTTTCGACGGAAGCGCGGTAAAAAATAAATTGTCTTATAGGTGTCGACACTGTAAAATAATTCATGCCCAGGAAAAGAAGAAAAGCAACTGCCTCAACTGAAACTCCCGACATACCTTTTCCAAAAGTCCGAGTGGAGTGGATCGATTGTGTGAGTGATTCGGGCTGGGCCACTGAGAAAGAATTTGACAGAATGAAATTAGCAAGACCAGTCAATGAAGGTTGGTTGTATTCAAAGGATAAAGA